ATGGTAAAATGCGGAATGCCAATTCCAAAGAAAATACAGGTGTTACTCAAAAGACTTCTTAAAGATTTCACAAACGAAATAAAGGAGGAAGAAAAATAATGGCATATCAAAGAGCATATTTCCCAAGCAAAAAAGTAAGTCTATCTCAAGGTTATGGCTTACTTTCATTTTCACACCAACATACTTATGCTTTGGATCTAGGAGGTTCACAAAAGTTATTTGCACCATTTGATTGTATAGTAAAGAAAGTCTATGCACCAAAGAAGAAAAATGGCAAATTAGATACAAGCCATTCTTTTGAAGTATGGTTAGCAAGTAAGAATAAGGTGTTATGTGCAAATGGTTATTATGGAAGAATAACGGTTGCAATAACACATCCAAAAGGAATATCTAAATTGAAAGTTGGTCAAGAGTTCAAACAAGGTGCTAGTCTAGGAATAGACACATCTGAAATGACCGGTGTTAGAACAGGAAACCACTATCATTTAGAAGTTGGATTAGGTATTCAAAGCGGATGGGATGAAAAAGTTCTTAAGAAATATGGCAAATATGTAATACCAAATGCAGTTCCACCACAAGAATATTTATTTGTAGAAGATAAAGCTACAATAGGAAACACAAAATATAAACTTAAGAATTATAAGTTCATAAAGGAAAAGGACATTACTTATAAGGTTAAAGGTGTTCCTAGTGAACCATTATATATTAGAGATGAAAAGACTAATAAGATTGTTGGTAAACTATACAATGGTAATGATGTTTTGAAATTTAACGATAAGACAAGATGTTTAGTTTATCATTATGAAGCATTGGGGTTAACATATAAGAAATATCTTAAGAAGTAATGTTTCCCACAATTCACATTGTGATTGATATATAATACAATTATGAAAGGTTTTAAGTAACAAATCCCCTTAATTCCTTTTGATGTAGTTGTAGAGGTTGTCTTAATGGCAACCTAGAGTAGATAAAAAAATAGAGTGCTTAAAGGTTAAGGAAAGAAGCAAAACTTTCAAAGTACGCCAAGTCAAAAGCAAGTAAGTGTTGACACCATTTACAAACCTTTTATCTATTCTAGGGTACTATTAAGTACCAGTTCTCTTTTATCTAAGATTTTAGGTGTTACCTATTTTATAGGTAGCATAGAGCAAGTATCATCAACATCATCAAAATTATTAGATATTTGTTCTATGGTACTTATAAGAGTACCAAGTGTTGACACAATGTTCGAACATGACACCTAGTTCCTGTCAAACTAGGGTAGAGGTAAATCTTTGTAGAAGAAAAGATTGTATTTTCGTTCATGACACACTCCTTTCTAAAAATTTGTAGATACTAAAAAGGACACATTTGCTCGAGGTGTCTTTTTTAGTGCCGACAAATATATAAATAGAAAAGAGGGAAATCCTCCTAACAATTAAATATGTGATTACCCATAGATAACTACTTTTCGGACATATATTATCAATTCACCATTTAGGCACTCAAAGAAAAAACTAGGTTTCGACCTAGTTCTTTTTTTGTGCATTAATATTATCAATTGCTTTTAATAGCATTTCCTTGTAATCAAATAGACTTTTGATTTCAGATTTCCACATATATTCGTTTTTGTTGTTTTGAGCCACAAATAGCGGATTATCTTTATAAATGTCTATCATATCATTGAACATTGGAATTTTAATCCAACGAGCTTTATTTGTGTATTTAATGCGAAATAAATCATAATCGTTATATCTCAATGTTGTATATGCTTGAGATGGCTTTTCTATTTTGAATAAGTTTCTATCTAAACCTAAATCATCAAGTATTATTTCGATTGCATCATCTTCAGTTTCTACTCTTTCATAATCTTGAATACCACCTTTAATTTCAATACTAGCATAAAATAATCTATGACCACATTTAGTACAATATTTAGCTTCTTTATCATTTATAGCATTACCGCATTGAGTACAAAAATTCATAACACCACTTCCTACATTAAGATTATAGACTATTAATCAAAATTTGACAAATCCTGTTTTAGAATATAAGATATGCCATTCAAAAAGGGGAGGTGATATAATGATCCAAGTAACATATAAAAAAAGAAATGGAGATTTAATCCAAAGAACTATCAATGGTTTATCACCATATAGAGTAGGGGATGTCAATTCATATGGTTGGACAGTTGCGGACATTAAATATCAATATAAAGGGAAATGGTATTCCAAATCCAATTATGATAGATTAATTAATGATGCAATTTCTAAAGATAGAAAAATTTGGAAAATCAAAAGAAAGATTTCCGCTTTATATAAAAACCTCGGTTACTTAATTGAACTAATGATAGCAATGAGAGTATTCGAGATGATTACTAAAGTTGGTGTGTAAAATTTAAAGAAAAATTAAAAAACTTTAATTTTATTATTGACTTCAATTTTGAGAATGGTATAATGTAAGTATGAAAGGTAACAAAATTTACCAATTTACTTTATCTCACTTGGGTTAACATAATATATAATTAAAGAACTTCAAGTCGAGATAAAGAAATATCTCGGCTTTTTTTGTTGCATAAGAAAGGAGTAAGTAGAGTGGAAAAAATAGTTAAGTTTCCAAACCTAGTGGCGGAGATGGCTCGAAGAGGCGAAACACAAAAGAGCATTGCTAAATTACTTGGTATTTCAGAACCAACAATAGGTTTCAAACTTAAAGGTAAAACGGATTGGACAATTGGAGAAGTTGAACAATTATGCGAATACTTCGGAAAAGATTATTACCAATTATTTATTAAAACAAAATAAAAAAGAGAGAACTTAAATAGTTCCCTCAACACAAATCGAACTTACGAAAGAAGTTCGATAACAATATAACACAAATCGAAAGGAAAATCAAATTATGAAATTAAGAAGAGGAGTTCAGTGGGTTTTGGAAGTAGTTGCAGTTATGAGTTTCATTTTAATAGCAACAACATTAGATAGCGAATGGAATGTTCTTTATCTAGTATTTACATTAGTTAATACTGCGGTGTTCTTTGGATCTAGTTTAATTCTAAAGAAATTTGGGAGATGGAATTAATGACAATAGAAAAAGACAATATATTGAAATGTTGGATTGTATGGGAAACACACCGCAATTACATGGTAGATAGATTTCATGCAAGAACAAAAAGGGAGTGTAAGCAATGGATTTCGACCATAAGATGACACCTAATGAGTGGTTAAATTTTAACCACCAAAAGAAGATAGATAAAGTTTTCAATGAGCATAGATATTATTGCTATTGCGGTCATAGTGTAGTAATTAGACCTGTCAAAGAAAGAACATGGTGTGACCATTGCGGACATTGGATTTATAGAGATAAGAAGAAACAAGAGCAAAATATTAAAAGAATAAAGATGGAAGAATTTAGAAACAAATTAAAGAAAGAGGTAGTTAAACTTGAAGATACAATTGAGTGAAGTTGATAGAAGATTGATTGAAAGAGCTTGTGATGACATTTTAGAAGAAACAGGTATCGATGAAGATAATTGGATTGAAGTTGATGATATTTTAGCAATCCTAGATAGTTTAGAAGATAAATTTAGTGATGCAATAATTGAATTTGAAGATTATAGGGAACACATTAAAGAAACTTGTAAGCCATGTGATGTCAATGACAATTGGAATTATTATGCAACTACTATTCAAAAGTTAGATGAAGAATGCAACAAACAATATCAATTCATCATTAAGAAAGGATTAAAAGAAGAGTATGAAGAGTACAATTGCTAAAAATAGTGAACTTACTAATAATAACGCAAATAAAGTAAAATACCCAAGATACTTATATGGCAGTTCTACTTATAGAAGTTGGAATAGTATGAAAGATAGATGCCTTAATAAAAATAACAAGCAATATAAAGACTATGGTGGTAGAGGTATTACTCTTGATGAAAGATGGTTAGAGTTTGCTTACTTTTATGAAGATATGGGAGAAAAACCTGATGGCATGACATTAGATAGAATTGATACCAATGGTAACTATTGTAAAGAAAATTGTAGATGGGCAACACGAGAAGAACAACAAAGAAATCAAAGAACACATTTAAGAGAAAATGTTGGAATTGTTTTTGATAATAAACATAAAAGTTGCAAGTGGCAAGCAGGAATTAGTTACAAAAATAAACGATATGCAAATAGATTTAAAACTTTTGAAGAAGCAAAAGAATGGAGAAAAATGATGGAGGTTAAATTATGGGGAATACAAGATTAAAAAAGAAAACCGAGGGTTATTCTTACAAGTATGTAGAATTAGCCGATATAAACAAATATTGTGAACAAAATGATATTAGATACTACCAAGAAGTAGAAACATCTGAAGTCAACCAAAAAGACTATTTTATTACATATTTATCATATAGTGGTGAACCATATGAAAGACATAGAGGATGTCAAATTGTAGAAGCAAAGCTACAAGGCATCAACAATCCTGTTCAAGCATATGGAAGTAGCTTAACTTATTGCAGAAGATATTCATTGCTAATGGCTTTAGGATTAGCAACTGAAGATGATGATGGGGCATCACTAAATGAATTAACCGAAGAAACTGCAAAAGAATATGTCCTTGACTTTGGTAAGTATAAAGGAACTAAATTAATCGATTTATTAAGCAATAAAGGTTATATCAATTATTTACTATACAAAACCGATAACAAGGAAGTACATAGAGCCATCGAACTTCTAACAGGTGAAACACCACTTAATGAAGAAGAGATGGATGAAAAGTTGGAACTTACAAAACAACTTATGGATCTAATAGTAAATAAAGGATTAGATGTCGATAAGATGTGTGAATATTACGGAGTAGAAGAGGTTAAAGATTTAAACACAAAACAAATTAAAGAAATCATCGAGAAAAGAGGTTAATCATGGCGGAAAGAAGAATGTTCACAAAAAAAGTTACCGATAGTGATGCTTTCATAGAACTTCCTAGTTCTGCTCAAGCATTATACTTCCATTTAAATCAAGGTGCGGATGATGATGGTTTCAACAACCAAATACAAAACGCAATGTTCAAGAGCCATTCAACAACCGATGATTTGAAAGTCTTAATGATGAAAAACTTCATTATAAGGTTTGAAAGTGGTGTCATAGTTATCAAACATTGGAGATTACATAACACCTTGAGAAAAGATAGATATACACCAACGAATTTCCAAGAAGAGTTCCAATTATTAGGATTAAAAGACAATGGTTCTTACACATTAAATGATGTTGGTTGCCAAATGGTTGCCAATCGGTTACCACAGGTAAGTATAGGTAAGAATAGTATAGATAAGAATATAAAAGAAAATAATAAAAGAAAAGTGTTCACTAAACCAAGTTTAGATGAACTACAATCATACATCGATGAAAAACAATTAAATGTAGATGCTCAAACTTTCTTTGACTATTATGAAAGCAATGGTTGGATGGTAGGACATAATCACATGAAAGACTTTAAAGCTACACTCCGCCGATGGTCAAGAACTAATCAATCTAAAGAACAACCAAAACCAAATTGGCTTGGTAAAGAAATTGTTAAAGATGTAGCATCTGATGAAGAACTTGAAGAGATGAATAAGTTATTGGAGGATTTTAAATGAAATTAATTAATGAATACCCTGTTAAGATTTATGAGAATAAATACGATGATAAGAAGTATTACAAGATGGGGTTATCAAAAAAAGATATTAATGGCAATTATATCAATGGTTATATTGATTGCCGTTTTAGAAAAGATGTAGAAGTGGATGCATCAAAGAAAATTTATATTCAAGATGCATGGTTAGATTTCTATATTAGTGATAAAAAGACAAAACCATATGTGTTTGTAAACAAGTTCGAATATGTAAGTGATGTTGTAAAACAAGAAGAACAAGAAGATCCATGGAAAGACATGGGAACAAATATAAACACCGATGAAATAGTATTAGAAGATAAGGATTTACCTTTTTAATGGAATTGCAAAACGAATTAGATAAACAAATCGAACTTTTACAAAAGTCTTTAGAAACACTTAAAAAAACGGGTAGAGATTATGCCGAGAAAGAACGCAAATACAAAATCATATTAAGACAAAAGGTTCTTGAATTAAGAGATGAGGGAACTGCTATTGGAGTTATTACATTGATATGTTATGGAATTGATGAAGTAGCAAATGCACGATATGAAAGAGATTGCGCCGAGGCAGTATATAAAGCCAATCAAGAAGCAATTAATACTTACAAGTTAAAGATAAGACTTATTGCCGAACAAATTGGTAGGGAGTGGTCAAATGAAAAGTATTAGTCCTAAAAGAAGATATTATGAAGAACATAGATGGTCGGTGTTCACCAATGATATGGAAAAGTGTTATTTTTGCCACGCACCAATTCAAGATAAACATGAAATCATATATGGTGCTAATAGATGGAACTCGATGAAATGGGGTTATGTCTTACCTTTATGTAGAACGCATCATAATATGTTCCATGATAACCATAGACTTACATTAGAATGGGCAATTAAATGCCAACAACATTTTACCGACAAATATTCCTATAAGGAATGGATGGAGATATTCCATCGAGATTATAAAGAAATATTAAAACAAAAATACACAAATCAAAATTAAGAAAGAGGAGAATATTATGAATGAAGCATTAACACAATGCCAAAAGATATTAAATTTTATGTATGAGAATAGAAAGAATAAAAAGGTATGGTACGGAAAAGATTTCCAACATGAACCATATTTCATAGGTTATGAAGCAACTGCACGAATGAGTGATTTGTTAAGAATGTACCCTCAAATATTTATTGTTAGAAAAGATGGTAGATATAGAACACTAGAGTTGGATTTGAATAAAGAAGAATTAATCAAAAAATTATTAGGGAGAAAGTAAATGAAAGAGATAACTAAAGAAGAAGCTAAAGAGTTAAGAACAGGATCTACATACATCGTATATAATCCATTAACAAACCAATATAAAGAAGAAATTGCAACTCCTGTTGACATAGTGCATAACAGATATTGCTATGACAAATTGAAGTTTTATTTGAAAGAAGAAAACGAGGTTATCGAAAATGATTAAAGTAGTAGGATTAGCATTCGTTGGTGGATTGCTAATAGGATTATTCTTGGGAATGATGTTGATGTGCTTGTTAATAGCAGGACACGAAGAGGAAGAAGAACCTATTTTTGAAAAGGTATATTCAAATGGAAAACCAAAAATAGAAATAGACAAAGGAGTTGATAAAGAATGATAGAAGAAATACTAAACAAAATATATACAAGAGATTTATTAAGTAGCGAAGAATTACATGAATTAACTGAATGGGTATGTAACAAAGACAACGAAATAGAAAGATTAAATAATATCATAAATGAAATAAAAGAATGTTTAAGTAAAAATAGAGTTTATATTACAGGAGAAAGAAATTTAGCTTTTGAATTAGATGATATACTCAAAGGAGTTGATAAAGAGTGAGTGAAGATTACACAATGGGAGAATATTGGAAAGATGTAAAACCAATATTAAAACAACAAAACCAAGAACAAAGAGAAAAACATTATGATGAAAGAATTAAATATGCAATAAATCAATTTGAAGTTAATAATATACCTTACAAGTTATGTAATGAAAGCAACGGACATTTTAATTTATTAAAAGATAAAAAGGTTGTAATGAGTTTTTGGAGTTGGACAGGTAAAGTTTATATACCTAGTTTAGAATTTAGTGATAATATCGGTATTAAAAATTGCATAAAACAATATAAAAAAGTGTTTGGAGTTGATAAAGAGTGATAGATGTAAATTATAACGAATATAAGGAAACAATAGCCGAGAACATGAAGCTGATAATTGAAAATCATGATCTAAAAGAAAAGATAAATAAAGCAATAGAATATATAAATACAATGCCTTTAACAAAAGGAACTGAATGGTATAGAATACAACTTTTAGAAATATTAAGAGGTGAAGATAATGCCAATTGAAGATTTTAAGATAGGTGATAGAGTTATAAGAGTAGATTTTGGAGAAGTTGCAACAATTATTAATATTGAAAATGGTTTATATGTTTTACATTTCGATAATCCTAAATATTTTGATTTAGTTTGTGATGGAGAAAAATTGATGTTAGTAGGTGAAGATAATGAATAATGAAAATAATAAACATTATGTATCAACTATTGTATTAGTAGAAGAACTAGATAAATTGAGAGATAGAATATCTAAAGCAATAGAATATATAGAAAGTTATATGCCGAATTATGATTTTGATAAAACAAATTTAACAAAAGTATTAGACATACTCAAAGGAGGAAAAGATAATGAGTAATATAGATTTAGCAAATAAAGTAGGAACAGCCTCAAATAGAATAGCAACAAATGAAATGAGATTAAATGAAGAAAGAATAAGGTTAGAAAAGAAAAACAAAGAATTAGAAGATAGAATTGATAAAGCAATAGAAGAATTGAAAATTGTTCAAAAAGATTTAGAAGAAGCGGAATGGTGTTATTATGATTGGCTAGACAAATCAATTCAAATATTAAGGGGTGAAGATAATGAGTAATAGTATAGTAATAACAAGCATAATATGTTTAACACTTATAATAATTACTTTAATAACAAAAGATAAGGAGAAATAATATGCATTTGATACTCGATTTATTTAGGGGGTTTGAGGTTGAATACGATAGAAAAAACAAAATAGTAATTGTCAATAAACCAATACCTGTTCGTGATTTCATTTACCTTAAAAGATTATTAAAAGGTGTTTCAGATGAAGTTAAAGACATAAGAGTGTTTACCGACAAATTAAGAAAATGGAGTGTACTATGAGTGAAAAAGAATTAAGTAAATACTTCTATCTAAAAAAGGAAGTTGAAGATTTAGAAAATAGAATTAAAGAGTTTGGCAATGGTGTAAGGTCAATGCAAATTAAAGATGTTCAAGTAAGCAGTTCACACAAAAACAAATCAATACAAGAAACCAAAGTCGAGCTAGTAGGAAGATTAACCGAGAAAAGGATTAGTGCATTAGAACAATACCTAGAAATAGAAAGATACATTGAAGATGTAGATGATGCGGAAATAAGAAACATTATGCGTTATAGGTATTTGGATCTGATGAAGTGGGAGGACATCGGTGAGAAGATGTTCCAAGATAGAACATCGGTTGCAAAAAAAGTTAGAAAATACATTAAGGAGAATGAATAATGGAATTATGGATTAGAACTCAAGATAGGGAAAGATTTACAAGATGTTCTGACTTAAGGGTATATTATGCAAAACAAGATGATGTTTGGGTAATAGAAGATTGTGATGACTTAGGTAGTTATAAGACAAAAGAAAGAGCATTAGAAATATTGGATGAGATACAAGATAAATTCAAAAACAAATATTTGGCAAAAGTAAATCCAATTGTAAATCATAACGATTTTGATAAGTTGATAAAAGCATATGAAGAATTTAATAAAATTGAATTAATAGGTTCAAACGAATTAGTTGATATAACACCGATTAATCAAGAAGTGTTGGTTTATGAGATGCCAAAGGAATAACATTCCCACAATTCCCACGATAAAGTGATAAAATGATATTAAGGTAGAGTTTAAGAGGTTACATAAGTAACCTTTTTTTCTTGGGTTGAAAAGGGAAATGCGGAAGTCAATCATATTGCATTTGGTGGGTTTGATATTGACTTTAAGAGGAGGATTTTAAATGAGAAAGGTAGTCAAAATAAGTGGTAAGGAATACTCAATGAAGAGTAGTGCTTACACGCAATTCAAGTACAAGGATGTTACAGGTAGAAAGATGTTAGATGACATCCAACAAATAAGCAAGATTAATCAAATGAGTGAGCAAGAGCAAATAACACAAATGGAAAATGTGTTAGAGTTATTACTTCAAATTGCTTACATTATGATAGAAGAAGCGGATGCATCACAAGTAACTACATTCGATGACTTCTTAAAGAACATTGATGGTTTATTTGATACAACCGATTGGATTAATGATGTTATTGAATTAGCAACATCTCCCATTTCAAGGGGATTACAAACACATCCCCAAGAGTGAGAGTGATAGACCTGCCGATGAATATGAAGTATTAGCATTGGCAGTTAGAAATGGAATTACTAGAGAGCAGATGTTAGATATGTCTTTTGTAAGTTTATTGAATGTATTAATATCAATGACTAATGAAGAAGAGGTAGAACACAAAGCTACTCAAAGTGATATAGATAGAATGTTTGGTTAAGGAGGTTTACTATGAAAGTAAGATGCATAAAAGAGTTCAAAGCAAATGGTAAAGAACATAAAGTTGATGATGTATTAAATGTATCAAAAGAAGAATGTTCATTATTATTACATCAAAGACTATGCGTAATGGTAATCGAAGAACCTAAAGTGGAGAATAAGAAGTTACCAAAGAAGAATGTAGAAAAGAAATCTAAATGATAAATAGGTATAAGTTCTACCATAGTAAAGCATGGAAACAAGCCAAGAATGAAATATGGTATAGACAAAACCTATTATGTAATAGATGCCATAGACCTGTTTATGTAGATGGATTAAGTATGTATGTTCCTAAAGAGAAAAGATTAAAAGGAATAGTACACCACAAGGAATATATAACGGATGAAAACATCTATGATGATAACATAACACTTAACATAGATAACTTCGAGGGTTTATGTATAGATTGCCACAATGAAGAACACTTCAAGTTAGATACACTACGAGATGGTTATGTATTTGATGAGTATGGGCAATTGAAGAAAAAGGATTTCTAGGGGGCTATGTTACTCTTAAGCGGTACGGCTTGGGGAACGGTTGGGGTACTCAAAAAAATTGCACAAGTTTGTGAGTAATCCCCCATATTTGACAAAAGGAAGTGGTTTTTTGAAAAAGATAGAAGAATTTGATTTGATTTCGTTAAAGGAAACAATCGACACACTTGATAATGACCATAAAACATTGTGCGGTAAACTGCTAAATGAATTAATGTTCATGCAAGTAACGATGGATGACTTGAAAAAGGAAATTCAAGAAAAAGGTGTTGTTACCACGATGTGCCAAGGCAAGTATGACATCCAAAGATCCAATCCTGCATTAAATCAATACAATACAATGATTAAGAATTTCACAAGTACAATAAAGCAATTAAATGAATTACTTCCTAAAGAAACAACTGCTTCTGAAGATGACTTGGAAGAGTTCTTGGATGAATAGTGTTGAAGAATATTATGATTGGATTATTCATAATCCGAATAAAGTAGATAAGAAAGTAACAAAAGTATATAAGAAGTTAGTTGAGAATATTAAGAAACCGCAAAAGGTTTCTTTTTTGAATAAAACAACCGGTGAACTTGAAGAACACATTTATGTGTTTGATGAAGAGAAAGCCAAAAGACCTGTTTTGTTTATTGAGAAATATTTGAAACAATCAAAAGGTGTTTGGAATGGTAAACCATTGAAATTGGAATTATTCCAAAAAGCATTCATAGAAGCATTGTTTGGTTTTGTTGATAAAGAAACAGGATTAAGAAAATATAAAAAAGCAATTCTATTTGTAGCTCGTAAGAATGGCAAATCCGTTCTAGCAAGTGCAATTGGAATATATATGACCATTGCCGACCATGAGGGTGGTGCGGAGGTCTATTCAGTAGCAACCAAAAAAGACCAATCAAAAATCGTTTGGGAGGAAGCAAAAAAGATGATTAAGAAATCACCTGTTCTTGCAAAAAGATTTAGATGTCTTATTGGTGGTATTTATTACGATAAAAAAGATGCGGTGTTTAGAGCATTAGCATCTGATAGTAACTCTTTGGATGGTTTGAATGCTCATTTGGTAATTGCCGATGAAGTTCATGCATGGAAAGATAAGAACTTATTAGATGTAATGTATGATAGTATGTCCGCTCGTAGGCAACCGTTATTGATGGAAACATCAACTATGGGAACTATAAGGCAAAATGTATTCGATATTGAATACGATTATGCATCTCAAGTAATAGATGGAACTATTGAAGATGAAACATTACTTCCTATCATCTATGAATTAGATGAAGAAAGTGAATGGACAAATGAAGAGTGTTGGATTAAATCAAATCCTGCACTTGGATCTATTAAATCATTAAAAGCATTGAGAGAAAAAGTTGAAAGGGCAAAAGCTAATCCAATTGAGTTAGTTAATTTGCTATGTAAAGATTTCAATGTAAGACAAAATAGTATCAATGCATGGTTATCATTTGATGACCTTAACAATGAAGAAGTATATTCAGAATGGAAAGATTGTTACTGCATTGGTGGTGTCGATTTATCAAGCACTACCGATTTGACATGTGCAAGTTTACTTGGTGTTGTTAAAGGTAAGATAAGAATAAAGCAAATGTACTTCATACCAACAAATATGTTGGAGAAAAAGATTATGGAAGATAAAATCCCATATGATAAATGGTTGAAGATGGGGTTGTTAAGATTAAGTGGTGAAAGCAAGATTGATTACCATGATGTAACAAGTTGGTTCTTGGAACAAGTAAACGATTATGACTTAAGACCATTATGGATTGGTTACGATAGTTGGAATGCTAATTATTGGAAAATCGAAATGGAAGAAAATGGTTTTGATATGGTCGAAGTAAGACAGGGGTTCAAAACTGAAAGTGCACCACTTAAACAAATGAAAGCGGATTTAATAGATAAGAAAATCAACTACAATAATAATCCAATATTGAAATGGAATTTATCAAATGTAGTTGTAAAAGTCGATGATAATGAAAACATAATGTTATCAAAAGAGAAAGCAAAGCAAAGAATAGATGGGGTTGCTTCCTTGATGGATGCATATGTTATTTATGTTAATAAACAACAAGAATATTTGAATTATATAAATGAGGAGGTTATTTAATGGAAAGAAGAAGTTTATTCAGTAGAATATTCGGAACTGATAAGAATAGTGAAATTCCACAAACTGCTACCGAAGTCAAAGTTTTAGATGACCAAAAAGCAACATTCACACCATACAAGGGAGATTTCCATGATGATATTGATATTCGTGCTTGTGTAGATGCAATTGCAAGAAATGGTGCAAAAATGCATCCAAGACACATTAGAAACTTTGATGGCAAAATGGAGAACTTAAAAAGTAATCTTTACAAGCTACTTTCAAAACAACCAAATGAAATTCAAGATGCTTACAAGTTCTATTATCAAGTTATTACAAACCTAGAACTATACAATGATAGTTTTGTCTATATTCAAAGAGATAGTGATTTGAATGTAACAGGATTATACCCTTTAGATTTTAGTGAGGGTAAGTTGTATGAGTTCGAGGGTAAGTTATGGATTAAGTTCAGATTTGGTAGATCCAAAGAAAGATTTGTTCCATATGATAGTTGTATTCACTTAACAAGATTTGTTGGTAAAGATGGCTTATTTGGTGGAAGTACAATTCCAATTATTAAGACATTATCAATTAAACATATCATAGATGAGGGTATTGTTAATGCAATCAAAACAACTCAAAGAATTAAAGGAATTGTAAAGACTACAAAATCAATGCTTAAACCTGAAGATGTTAAGAAGATGCGTGACCAATTTGTTGATGATTTTATTAAAGGCGGAGATAGAATTGGCATCGGTGGTTTAGATGCAACAACTGACTTTACACCGGTTAAGATAGAGCCAACAACTGCTAGTGATAATCAAGTTAAGATATTTGATGATAAGATACTTTCATATTTTGGAGTAAATGAGAATATAATTCAAAGTAAATATTCCGAAGATGAATGGAACGCATTCTATGAGAGTGTATTAGAACCAATAGGATTACAAATGTCTTTAGAATTTACTAATAAATTATTTACACCAACACAAAAGAATTTTGGCAATGAAATTATATTTGAAAGTAATAGATTGCAATATGCATCAAATAAAACCAAGATTGAATTATTAAGATACGCAAATAACATCATGACACTTAACGAATTAAGAGAAGTGTTCAATCTTGCACCAAGAGAAGATGGAGATGTTATATTAATAGACCAAAACCACTCGGTTATGGAAGAAACAAGTGAAACGGAGGCAAATAACGATGAAGAACAAGGAAGTTAGACTTTTAGATGTTGAATTAAGAACACCTCAAGAAGAGGATGAAAAGATGGTTATAGAGGGTTATGCAATAACATTTAATGAACCTGCCACACATGGTTATACTGAAATCATAAGTGATAAGGCATTAGACAATACTGATATGTCAGATGTACCACTTAAATATAATCATGAAGATAGCCACCTTATAATGGCAAGAACTAGAAATCATTCTTTAGAATTAAAGAAAGATGATAAGGGATTATTCATTCATGCCGAACTAATCGATACTCAATCAAATAAAGATATTTATAAATCAATTAAAGCAGGATTGATTGATAAGATGTCATTTGGTTTTACGGTTAGAGGCGATGAATATGACTATGATACCGATACTAGAACAATCACCGATATAGAAAAACTATTCGATGTTAGTGTTGTTGATATGCCATTTTATGATACAACATCCGTATATGCTAGAAATGAAAATGATGATTTCCTAGCTCGTAGAGAAGAGTTAAGAAAAGAACATGAAGAAGCATTAAAAGAAGAAGAAAGAAAACAAGCATTGAAAGATGCTAAAGAAAAGTTATTAGCAAAATTAGGTTAATACGATTATGGAAAAGGAACTTGGAGAAGTTCTTTTTTTGTGGGCGGATGCTCACTAAATCGTTTTGATAAAGGTTGGAGAACCATAATAAGCAACTATGCTTTGAAATAGCAAAAAATAAAGGAGGTTTAGTAATGACTAGACTAGAAGAAATTGAAACTCGTAAAGCGGAAATTCGTGAGGAAGTTGAAGCAACCGAAGAAATTGAAAAGGTTGAAGAACTAAACCAAGAAGTAGAAGCATTAAACGAAGAAGCAAAACAAATCGAAGAACATGAAGAAGTTCAAGAACAAGCCGAAGAACTAGAAGAAAAAAGTTATAAGGCACAAGAAGTAATCAAGGAGGAAAGAAAGATTATGACTAATGAAGAATTTAGAAATTCAAAAGAATATGTAGATGCTTATGCAGAATACATCAAAACAGGTAGTGATAAAGAATTAAGAGCTTTATATACTACAAATGCAACTGAAGTTACAGGTTCAGTTGAAGTTCCAAGTATTGTTGAAGATATAGTAAGAACTGCTTGGGAAAGAGAAGATTTAATGGGATTAGTACGCTCATTAAGTGTTAAAGGAAATTTAAAAGTACAATTCGAAGTATCATCAACAGGCGCTCAAATTCATTTAGAGGGTGCAGAAGATGGTGTTACTGAAGAAGAATTAGTTCTTGGAATAGTAGAACTTAAACCATTATCAATCAAAAAATGGATTGGAATAAGTGATGAAGTAGTTGATATGCGTGGTGAAGCATTCTTAAGATACATCTATGATGAATTAACTTATAGAATTGCTAAAAAATGTGCCGATGAATTAATTGGTGCTATTGCTCAATTACCACAAACTGCTAGTGCATCATCACCAAGTGCAAACAAAATTACTGAAGCACCTGCAGTTGGAACAATTGCATCTGCTATTGCTAATTTAAGTGATGAAGCATCAAATCCAACAATCGTTATGAACAAATTAACTTATGCTAACTTCAAAGCAGTTGCATATGCTAATGGTTATTCAGTAGATCCATTTGAGGGAATAAGAGTTGTATTCAACAACACATTACCTGCTTATGATAGTGCATCAAATGGTGCGGTATATTGTATAGTTGGTGATTTCGGAATGGGTGCAATTGCTAATTACCCTAATGGTGATGGTGTAGAAATCAAATATGATGAAACTACATTAATGACTGATGACATTGTTCGTATTCTTGGAAGAAGATATGTTGGTTTAGGTGTAGTAGCTGATAAAGCATTCACATTAATTGCAAAACCAACTGAATAAGAAATGAGGTAAGGCTATGCTAGAGGAAATTAAAAAAATACAAGGTATAAATCATAATGACTTCGATGCCATGATTAATTCATGGATTGATAGTGCAAAATTAGACCTTAAGAGTATCGGCATAGTCGATACATTAATTGATAATCCAAATGCTCTAATTCAAACCGCAATAATAACTTATGTGTTATCTTTTTTAGATGTTACTAATGCGGAATTGTATGCTAATTCTTATATGTACCAAAAAGATGCATTAAGACATACAAGTGAATATATTGAGGTTTAATAATGCCATATCAAGAAATTATTTACTTGATTGATAAGGTGGTAGGAACTGATGACATTGGAAACGATGTTGTTAGTTCTGAAACCACTACAAAATGTTACGCAAAGGCTCAAAGCATAAGAACTAATGAGTTCTATAATGCAGTTGAGGTTGGATTAAATCCATCGGTTGAATTTGTGGTCAAAAGATTGAACTATGATGGTCAAGATGAAATTGATTGGAACAATGAAAGATATTCAGTAATTAGAACAATAGATCCAAAGAACAAGTTCGATATTGTTCTAGTATGTGAAAAAAAGATTGGTGTTAATTAATGGCATCATTCATAGATATAGAAGATATACTTAATGATTATAGTGAAGCGGTAAGTGATGGCATTGCCGATGAAGTTGTTAAGCTTTCAAAAGAAAGTAAGGCACAAATGAAAATAGTTTCTCCAAAAAGAACAGGCAAATATGCTAGTGGGTGGACAATTAAAACCACACGCAAAAAGGGGTACACCGGATGCCAAACATGGAACAAAAAACATTATAGACTTACTCATTTACTAGAAAGACCTCATGTCATAAGAAACAAATATGGAAAATGGGGAACTACACATCCAAAAAGTGAGGGAGAGATTAGCAAGGAACAAAACCGAGTTAATCAAGAAATCATGAGGAAAGTTAACGAAATCATTAAGAATGGAGGTTAACAATGGATTATAAAGACCTTTTCCTATTATTGAAAACATTGAACATACCTGTTGCATATGACCATTTTAATACAAATAAAGAAGTCAATCCGCCATTTATAGTTTATAGGATGGCATCACCGCAAACATTCAAAGCCGATTGTGAAACATATTATAGACCTTATAATTATGAAATCGAATTAGTAACCGAAAAGAAAGATATTGAATTAGAAGAAAGCATTGAACAATTATTAACGAATAACAAAATCCCATATGATGTAGATGCGGAAATATGGGATGATGATGAAAGAATATTCCATAACTTTTATGAAATATAATAGGAGGTAAAATATATGGCAAATAAAGTTAAATTTGGATTAAGCAATGTTCACATTGCAAAAATAACTTATGGAACTGACCAACAAGGAAATCCTAGTATCACTTATGGAACTCCATTTGCACTACCGGGTGCAGTTAACTTGACATTAGATGCCGAGGGAGATAGTGCGGATTTCTTTGCGGACAATACAAAGTATTTCTCAAGTAGCGCTAATGCAGGTTATAGTGGTTCATTAGAAGTTGCAATGATTAATGACACTTTTAGAACTGATATACTTGGTGAAACTACTGACACAAAAGGTGCAATGGTTGAAAACAAAGATGATGCCATTTCAGATTTTGCTTTAGGTTTCCAAATTGAGGGAGATGCAAAAGGTAGAAGATTTTGGTTCTACAATGTTAGTGCTAATAGACCATCTACTGCATCACAAACAATTGAAACATCTAAAGAACCTGTTACTGACACATTAGATATTACTGCAAGTGCAAGAATTACCGATGGTGCAATCAAAGTATTTATGGAAGATAATGGAACAAATACTGCCGATTACAATGGTTTCTTTACTACAGTATATGAAGCACAATAAAACATACTACTCTTTATGAGTAGTAAAAAGGATTACTCTTCGGAGTAGTCTTTTTTAATATTCATAAAAAGGAGGTTAAATATGGCAAGTCAAGTTAAGGGTATTTCAATTGATATTAGTGCCGATACGAGTAAGTTCCAAAAGGCACTAAAAGGATTGGATGCACCTATTCAAAAGATAAATAGTGAATTAAAAGATTTGAACTATGCTTTGAAGTTAGATCCAAAGAACACACAATTGTTAGCACAAAAACATGAGGTTCTTACTAGAAAGATTGCGGAAAGTAAAGATAAACTAGAAGCATTAAAACAAGCACAAAAAGAGATGGGCGAATATAGTTCATTAACTGATGAACAAAAAGCCAAATACAATCAATTAAGTGCCGAAATTGTTAAAACCGAAAAATCTATTCAAGATATGAATAAGGAACTTCGAGCATCTAGCGAAATCAATATGGAGAAACTTAAGAATGGTCTTAAGAAAGTTGGAGATGTTGCTTTAGAAGTAACCAAAACACTTGGAAAAGTTAGCATGGCGGTTGGCGGTGCATTGGCATCCGTTGTTTCTTTAGGTGTTAAGTCTTATGCGGATTTAGAACAAAACATCGGTGGTGTTGAAACTTTATTTGGTGATAGTGCCGAAAAAGTTATAGAGAATGCAAAACAAGCTTATAAAACCGCAGGTGTTAGTGCTAATGAATACATGGCAGGTGTTACATCATTTAGTGCATCATTGTTGCAATCATTGGGTGGCAATACTGAAAAAGCTGCCGATGTAGCCGATATGGCATTTAGAGATATGTCCGATAATGCAAATAAATTTGGTACTGATATGTCTAGCATTCAAAATGCTTATCAAGGATTTGCTAAACAAAACTATACAATGTTAGATAACTTGAAACTTGGTTATGGTGGAACTAAAACCGAGATGGAAAGATTGCTTTCAGATGCAACTAAAATTAGTGGTGTTAAATATGACATCAAGAACTTAAACGATGTATATGAAGCAATCCATGTAGTTCAAGAAGAATTAGGTGTTACAGGTACTACTGCCGAAGAAGCTGAAAAAACTATAAGTGGAAGTGCAAGTGCAATGAAATCCGCTTTTGATAACTTCATTAATGGAAGCGGTAGTCCGGAGGCATTAGCGGAAACATTTTCAAATTTTGCAATAAACATTGGAACTGCTTTTGCGGATTTATTACCAAATATAGTAAGCGGATTAACAACTGTCTTTAGTAAATTAGCACCATTATTAGATGATATGCTATGGGAATTATTACCACATTTACTTGAACAATTGAGTAATCTGCTCACATCAATTTTCAATTTTATAACGAATAACCAACAACAAATATCACAAACAATAACAATGGTGATTAATGAGATTATAATGTTTATTACACAAAATTTACCAAATATGATACAAGCAGGTATTTCAATATTATTAGCATTAGTAGATGGTATTGTTGGTGCTATTCCAACATTAGCCGAAGCATTACCTCAATTGATTACAACAATTCTGAATGTGTTAGTTGAAAACATCCCTGCAATATTAAATGGTGCTATTCAATTATTGATGGCAATAGTTAATGCAATACCGGTTATTATTACGGAATTAGTTAATCAATTACCAACAATTGTTGATACGATTATTGTTACATTGCTTGATAATTTACCAATGCTATTGGAGGGCGCAATCCAGTTGTTTATGGCGCTTGTCGAGGCAATTCCAATAATAGTTGTTCAGTTGGTAAAGATTGCACCAACAATTATTACAAATATTGTTAAGACATTATGGAATAATAGAGGAAAAGTCCTTGATGTAGGTAAGAAATTATTAATGACATTGAAAGATGGAATTGTTTCTTATTATTCTACCTTGTGGGGCATAATAAAGAAAATACCTACAACAATAAAAGAAAAAATCGAAGAGGGTTTCTCAAAGATAAAAGAAATTGGAACAAACATCGTAAAAGGTATTATGGAGGGAATTACTAATTCACTTGATTGGATCAAAGAAAGATTGAAAGATTGGGTTGGTAATGTTACAAAATTCTTGAAGAAGATATTCAAAATTGGTTCACCATCAAAACTTATGGCGGATGAGATAGGTTATTGGATGGGCGAGGGTGTTGGAGTTGGATTTGTTGATGCTATGGATGATGTAGAAAAACAAATGGCAAATTCAATACCTATTGAAAGCTTAATGCAAGATGTAAATAGTGCAATGAGTAGTTTAAATCATGGCATTCAAACATCTATTAATCCAAATATAAATCCAAATATTACTTACGACATGAATTATCAGATGATGGCAAAAGCAATGAAAGATGCAATGTCCGATATGGAGATTGCACTTGATGATAGAGAAGTCGGAAAGTTTGTTACAAAAACAATTACCGATGAAATATATGGAGGTAACTTATGAGAAATTATGTAATAATAAATGGAGTTAATTCTTTAACAATTAAAGGATTGGCAATCAATATAATGCCTCCAATATCAAAACCACCAATGAGAACATTAAGAGAAGAAATAGATGGTAGAGATGGAGATATAACAACCGAACTTGGTTATGGTGCTTATGATAGAACAATGGAAATAGGATTATATGGCAATTATGATATTGATGAAATAATTGCCTTTTTTAATTCTAAAGGAACTATTGTGTTTAGTGATGAAGATAACAAATACTATAACTTTGAAATAACCGATAAAATTGATTATTCAAAGCTAGTCAAATTCAGAACTGCATCTATTAACTTCCATTGCCAACCATTCAAATACCCTTTAAATGAAACACCACTCGAAGAAGAATATGAATATGTCGAGGGTGAGGGTACTGAATTAACCTTGAACGATACTGCAAATGCAATATTCAATAAATTTGATGTATTAGGTAATACAAGTCAAAACGGAACACCAACACCATCTTCACCTATACCAATTAATGTAGTAAGTGGAGATAATGAGATTAATATATGTGGGAAGAATTTATTTACAACAGGTAATGGAAGTTCTACAAAAATTGGTGTAAATGCTACATATAACGAAAGTGAAGTTATTTTAAACGGAACAACCACAGGTGCAGGGAATATTTTTTATGACGAAACAATATCAATAAATACAGGTTATAGAAAATCACAAACATTATCTGCAGGGACTTATACACTTTCAGTGAAAACAACAGGAACTGCAACTTACCCAAGTGGTATTGGAATTGCAATATATATAAGAGATGGAAATGGAAATATATTAAAATCATTTTCTTCTATTGCAAATTATCAAACAACATTAACATTAAATAGTGAAACTGAAATATATTCACAATTTTATGTAAATGGAAGTGGTGGCGTATATAATAACTATTCAATTTATTTTCAAATAGAAAAAGGTTCAACTGCCACAACCTACGAACCATATATAGGTAATACATACCCTTTATATTTAAACCCAAATAGACTACAAACAACAAAAGATAATTTTGGTATTAATTCTACTTATGGAACTATTACTGAAACTGCAAATAGATATTGTCAATATGGAACAATAGAAGAAGGACAAAAATACACTATATCAAGAAGCAGTGTTGGAAGTTCTACTTACTACTATTATGCTTTTTATAGTCAAGAACCAACTGCAGGGTTAACACCAACAAGTAGTGTTTTTGGGAATATGGGAAGTTCAACACTAGAATTTACAACTCCAATAGCACCAACGGGTGCAAAATACTTAGCAGTATTCTATGGTGCAGGGTTAAGTGCCGATGGTAGAGCCGATGTAGGGGAAGAAAAACAAAACACCCAACCAATAGAACTATGTAAAATAGGAACATACCAAGACTATATCTATAAAGAAGATGGAAGTTGGTATTTACATAAAGAGATAGGTAAAGTTGTTTTAAATGGTAGTGAGAATTGGACTAGAACACAAGTAAGTGCAAGTAATAGTTATGCTTTTTGGAGTTTATTTACAACTCTTGGTTTACCTGCACCAAAGTATGAAGCCAATAGTAAAATATGCAATTATTTTCCTTATGAGTTTAAAACTTGGGTACTAAGTTCAGTAAATACACTTGCAGAAAATAGTGCTACATATTTAAGTTTATTATTTAATGTAGATAATACTATTGCAACAACAATAGATGAGTGGCAAACATGGTTAAGTACACATAGTGTAAAGGTGTATTATGTCTTAGCAACACCTACTAATACTCTAATAGAAGATACTACTCTTATTGAACAATTAGAAAGTTTGTCAATGGCAAATAGTATTCAAGGACAAACAAACATTTCTCAAGAAAACAATGACTTGCCTTTTATATTAAGTGTAAGCACATTGAAAGATGGAAGTGACCATTTGGTAATAAATAACATTGGTAATATATATGCTAAACCAACTTTAGATTTAGAGGGGAATGGTATAGTGGACATCTATTTGAATGACACGCAAATGTTTGAAGTTGATTTAAGTGAAACAAATGAAATAGTAATCAATACTCAAGAGATGGAAGCATATAATCCAACAACAAATGCACTTGCTAATAGGCAAGTGGTTGGTGATTATTCAAAATTCAAACTTGATAGTGGTGAGAGTGATTTAAGATTTAGTGGTGCATTAACCAAAGCAACAATAACAAATTACCAAAGATGGTTATAGGAGGTTGAGAGAATGATTAAATTATTCGATACAACTGACAATCTATTTAGTTCTAATGGTGATAAGATTATTCAACCAACAAGAGCCATAGTTCATAAGGAGGACAATGGCTCTTATTATTTGGATCTAGAGTGTTCACTTGATTATATTGATTGGATTACACCAAATAGAATAATAGTTGCTAATACACCACAAGGCAATCAAGCATTTAGAATAACAAATGTAGATAAAACTAGAAGCAAGATTTCATTAATTGCTAATCATATCTTTTATGATAGTGCTAATTATGTAATCAAAGATAGTTATGTAGTAGAAAAGAATTGTAATGATGCACTTGACCACCTTAACAATGCAACCGATAATGATAGCCCTTTTACAACAACATCCGATGTAACTACAATTAGAAGTTTTAGATGCGTAAGGAAATCATTATATGAAGCAATCCAAGTTGTATTGGAAAGATGGGGTGGTCATCTAGTAAGAGATAATTTCGATATTAAGATAATGAACTCTATTGGTAATGACAATGGAGTAGTAGTTAGATATGGAAAAAATCTTAAGACAATTCAAGCTACTTATAATTGGGATGCGGTTGCAACAAAATTGATGCCTGTTGGATCTGATGGTTTACTATTACCGGAGGAATGGCTATTTAGTGAAACTCAATATGACATCCCTTATACAAAAGTAGTTTCATTCGACCAATCAAACATAGAACAAGATGATTATGAAGATGAAGATGCTTACCGACAAGCATTAATTGAAGATTTAAGACAAAAAGGCATGGAATATTTGGAAACGAACTCCGTTCCAATGGTCAATTATACACTCGATGCCAATTTGGAACGCATTTCAGATGTAGGTGATACGATAGAAGTTATTGATGAAAGACTAGGTATAAACCTAATGACTAATCTTATATCATTTGATTATAACTGCATATTAGATAAATATGAGCAATTGCAATTTGGAAACTTTACTCCAAAACTTCAAGGTTTAATGGAAACGATAGCGGATGCAACAACTCAAGCAATAGAAGAAAACAATGCGGTTATAAGAGTTACATTATCAAACGAATTACAAGAAGCAACCAATAGAATTTGGAGTGCATTAGGAAGTTCTTATGTAATCTATGATGGAGATAAGATATTAGTTCTTGATAGACTACCAAAAGAAAGCGCACAAAATGTCATCATGATTAATAGTGGTGGAATTGGTTTTTCAAATACAGGTATCAATGGTACATTTGCAAGTGCATGGACAATCGATAATGTTTTAAACATGGAAAACATTAATGTAATAAATCTAACCGCCGATTTAATAAAGGGTGGAACATTAAAATTAGGTTCAAATTTGAACCAATACGGACAAATTGAAATATATAACGAAGCAAATAATATCATTGCGGAAATGAACAAAAATGGTCTTAAAATGTATGGTCAAGATGGTTCTTATATTTTAATGAACACATCCGTTGGTTTAAGTGGGTACGATAGAAATGATAATCGTATCTATTGGGCGGATGGAGATGCATTCCATATGAAGAAATCTGAAGTCGAAGAAGAAATCACATTATGTGGCAAAATGCGTTACATTCCAATAGAAGTAACACAAAACGGAATAACACATAATGGAATTGGATTGGTTTCAGTTCTTGGAGGTGGTAATTAATGGCAATATCAAATAGTAAATCAAAAACAATTTATGCACCTGCATCATCAAGTTATGGTTATACATTAAAAACTGAATTTACTGAAACAAGCACATCAAGTGCTAATAACACATCAACCATTTCTTGTAGTGCATCTTTAGGTGCATCAAAAATTGCTTATAGTGTTTCAGATGGTGGAACATTAGCAGTATATTGGCATGATAACAATACTAATACCGATACTTTGGTTAAATCAATTACGGTTTCAAGTTGTGGTAATGGTGGTGGATCTAACTACGGAACAAAAACTGCAAGTGGAACTATCACCGCCACACATAAATCCGATGGAACATTAAGTGGTTATTCAAAAGCAATATTCACTAAAAACAAATCGAATAGTTATATTCCACCAACAAGTAATGTAAGCACCGATAATACTGCATTGACTTCTATTCCTAGACAGGCAAATGTTAATAGTGCTACTAACTTTAATGATGAACAAAATCCAACTATTACTTACACAAATGGGGCAGGTAATTCAGTTACTACATTACAAGCTTGTATTGCATTAACTACAAGTTCTGCTCAATCAAATCCAATCATACCTTATAGGAACATTTCAAAAACAGGGACATCATATACCTTTACCTTAACCGATGCGGAAAGAAATGATTTAAGGAATGCAATGGCATCTCAAAGCAGTAGGAATGTTTGGTTCTATGTCAAGACCGTACTTAATGGAGTAACTTATTATTCGTATAAAATTGCAACACTAACAATTGTAAATGCTAATCCTAGTATTGACACCATTTCATATAGTGATACCAATTCAACAACAACTGATTTGACTAACGATGACCAAGTTATAATTCAAAATGCTAGTACATTACAATTTCAAATGTATGATGTGGTTGCTTTAAAAGGTGCAAGTTTGTCTAGTCTATCGGTTAATATAAATGGAAATGTTCAAACAACTTCAATCGGTGGAACTTCGATTGCATCAACCACATATAATTATGGTCAAGTTGATGTTTCAGAAAATATTAATGCGGTTCTAACAATAACCGATACTAGAGGAAATACTGCAACCTATAATGTGCCATTGACTATATGGGCACATCAACAACCAAGTGCAATAGTAAGTATTTCAAGAAATAATAATTTCTATACTCAATCAACAATCAATGTTGATGCTAACTATTCAGATTTAGATGGTTTGAATACAATAACAATTCAATATAGATTAAAGAAAGTTGAAGATAACACTTGGGGTTCTTGGGTTACTATTCAAGATAATGTCCAAACTACATTCAATGCCGACAATCAATATGCGTGGGATGTTCAAGTTTATGTTGTAGATGCACTCCAAAGTAGTATTACATATACATTTAATAAAGCATTGGATGTTGGTATTCCAATTGTATTCTATGATGTTGCAAAAAGAAGTGTAGGAGTAAATGTATTACCAACACACGATACATCTTTCGAAGTTCAAGGTTCAATGTATGTCAATGGCATTGATATAATGAACAAACTATATTGTAGATATGGAACATCAAGCGATGTAACATTAGCAACTGAAAATACTGAATACGCAATCCCATTAAATAGTGAACAATATAATAATGGATTTAGTGTTTCAAACAATAAGATAGTATGCCCTTATAGTGGGGTTGTAAGTATAAGTGCAAGTGCGTTTTTAAGTCCTTTCAATGGCTATGCAGGTATTAAGGTCAAACTTAATGGTGTAGTTATTTATGACACATATATTGGACATGGAAATGCAACTTATGGTTCTATTGTTTCACCAACTTACACAATACCTGTTACTCAAGGCGATACGATTGAATTTGCGTGTCAATCTAGTTCGGCAAATGATAAAGTAGTTCACAATATGAGAACAGGTGTAAATGTTTTTTATAATTAGAGGTGATATTATGAAAGAATATATAGAAGCAATTAAAACAAGCGAATGTTTAAGATTGTTAATAGTGTTTATAGTTCTTGATGTTATATTTGGAATATTAAGGGCAATAAAAGAACATGAGATTAATTCAACAATTGGAATTGATGGAATAATTAGGAAGTTTGGAATGATTATTGCAGGAGTAGGGTTCTTGGTAGTTGATTTAATGGTGGGAATTAACATGATTGGTTTCTTACCACAAACAATAAGAGAATATCTACCACTTCAAACAATAGGTGTATCTTCATTCTTTAATATTTTATTCATTATATTTGAAGCACTCTCTATTTTGAAAAACATGGTAAAATGCGGAATGCCAATTCCAAAGAAAATACAGGTGTTACTCAAAAGACTTCTTAAAGATTTCACAAACGAAATAAAGGAGGAAGAAAAATAATGGCATATCAAAGAGCATATTTCCCAAG